CGGTTGCGCCGTTCACGGTGATCGCCGCAGCGTTGGCCGGTGAAACGTCGACCGTCTGGTACGGGCCTGCAAGCGTGATGCCGTCGCCGTCGACACAAGCGATGGGAATCGTCGCCGCGCCGGAACCGTTTGAGGTGACATTTGCCGTGACAACGAACTGGCGCAAATCACCAGTCGATTGCCGAGTGAGCGGGTTAATGCGGTGAACGCCGGCGAACGTGATGATGTCGCCCTGGTTGAGCACCTGCGTGCTGTTGGACCATGCCTGAGTGATGATGCTCGACCCGGTCTGGCCCGCGCCGTTCACAGTGGGAGTTCCGCCCTGCGTTCCAGTGGTGAACGTCGCAACGTTCTGCGACATGAACCAATCGAAGCCGAGACCTTTCGCGACGAGGCCCTTGAAGTAATCCTCTTCGCCGCCTTCGCCCTTGGCCATGTTGCGCTGGAACGAGAACTGCGAGCCGCCCGAACCGGACGCCACAAGGCCCTGCAACGCCGGGAAAATGGCGCGCTGCATGCGCGGCGTGATGTGGATGGACAAACCTTCTTCGTCGTCGATCGGAAAGCCTTCGTCCGCGAGAACCTGCAACGCGTTCAGATACGTGTCCGCGGTATTGGGCACCGTTCCCGGCGTCCCTACTTCAGCGGGCACGTTGATGAATTGCTGCAAGCCGTCAAAATCGATGTCGTTGGCAAGCTGCACAATCTTCGGCTTCGTGACGCGATTGGTGAAATCATCCAAAGACAGCGTCAAATCGGAAGACGTGAATGCGGCCGCTTGCTGGTACTGCTTGTTTAAAACGAGGGGCGTCGAGCGCTCAATGTAATCCTGCAATTGAATGCCCTGCCCCGCGGTCGAAACCGAACGTGCCGGCTTGCGAATGTTCAGGATGTAGCCGATTTTTCGACCGGCATTTCCGAACGCTTCGTCATAGCGGCGCACTACTTTTTTGGTGAAGGAGATCGAGTTTTCGAGAACCATAAGGTTCTTGAAGCTGATCTCCTGGTTGGTAAGAATCACGTTGGACATGAGTTTTCTCCGTTGTTATCGCCCGGCGCGCTGCGCTTTTTTGAACGCTTTGAAGTCGCCCTTTTTTGCGGCTTCCTGCGAGGTGAGCGATTGCGATGTAGCGGAAGTCTTGACCGGTCGGACCGGAACCGGGAGACGTCGCTTCGGTTGACTGTTTTCTCCGCTGCCAGCGGCGGATCCACCAGAGCCGGATGCTGCCTCAAGCTTTGAGCTGAGGCGTCCGACTTCCATGACAGCAGAGCGGACGGACATCTTCGCGAGTTTCTGGACGAAGTCAGGATGTTTCCCAAGGTAGTAACTGACCGCTGCCCCTTGCTCGCGAAGTTCAAAAATGGAATACAGCACGTCGGGATGAACCGGCAAATTCTGATTCATGACTTCTTCCCAATCGGCATGCTCGGCGGCGAATTCTTCCACGCCGGCTTTGTAGGTATCGTAGTTTTCTTGCGCTTGCGCCTTCTGCTCTTCTTCGACTTCCTTGGCGCTTTTTTGTTCGAGCGTGCGCGTCGTGCCCCACGAAATGAGAGCGTCTTCGTACTCTTCCTGCGTTCCGAACGCGGAACGGATGGGACGAGGATTCGGATCGACGGGCGCGGCCTTCTCTTCTACCTTGCCGCCTTTTTCTTTTTCTGCGAGGCGAGATTCGAGCTCTGAAATTTTGGTCTGCAAAGGGCGCGTGAACTTTTCGATGCGTCTAGCGAATTTGGATTTCTTGGGCGCGCGTTCTTCCTCGCGCTTTTCCTCGCGCTCGTCCTCTTCGACTTCTTTATCGATTTCTTCGGACTCTTTGGTCTCTTGCGCGGTTTTAAATTCCTCAACGGCGGCTTCAAACGCTTCATCCGACTCAAACGCGTCGCGTTGCGGTTCGGCTTCGGTGACGGCGGTGTCTTCCGGCTTGTTCACTTCAAATCCGGCCGACTCGAGCGCTTTGGCTACATTTTCTTCCGTGGCGCCCGGACTAGCCGAGATGAGAGTAGGGTTACGCAGCATTTCTATTCCTCCTTGAATGAATTGATTTCATAATCGTTTCAGTGGATCGAGCCGCCCTGCAATTCAGCCGGACCACATCCCATCGTGATCAGCCCAGCCGGAAGATTGGTGACGCCGCACAGCCATTGCGGATAGAGCGGGTCGAATTGACTGGTCGTGCTGGGAATCTGATAGCCGTAAGACTTCGCCGCCGCTGTTGTAGGCGTGAAGTTGGCGATTACCGTAGCCATGCACGCGGGGACACTTGCGAAGCTGCCGCAAGACGGCGCTCCCGGCGTGACAGCATTGGCAAATGAAAGCGTCGCGCTGGTCGTGTTGTTCGGTCCAAACGAGAATCCGGCGCTGCTCACCGCTTGCGTGTACGTGCCGCTCGCAACCCATGCCGTGTTGTTGTAAACGTGATCGGTTCCGTTGCCGCTGCCAACCGAATATGCATAGAGCGGCGACGTTCCCAAATCACAGCCGCTAGTGGCATTCGTTGCGGCTAGATTCTGAAACTCCTCTACCTTTTGCGCGACGTTAATCAGCAGTTCGCCGCAGAGCGTGTTGGTTTGGTTCGTATCATTGTTGTTTCCCCACGCCGTATTATGCCGCGCGTAAACGGGTGCCGGATTCGCGCCGGAGTTCTCGAATACCTGAAAGCCTCGACCGCCGTTCGAAAGTAGAATGTTGTTGTCCACTACCATCTGCCCAGTGTACGGAATCCCGTCCACGCTCCCGTCGAGCGTATCGAGGATGATCCCTTCGCCGTCTGTGGGAGCTGCCCCTTGACACGGATTCGGATTCAGGTTTGACCATGCGAAATTTCCGGCAATGTAGTAATGCGTTCCCGGCAATGTGTCAGAGTTGAGTGGATAGAAAATGTCGATCCCACTGAAGCAGCTTCCAGACGATTGCGCCGCGTTATAGACCGCATTTCCAAGAATGGCTAGATAATCCACGCCGCCTGTACCCGTTTCTCCAGAGCCGATTCCCCCGTCGTGACACCCATTGGCGATGTTGTTGGCGAAAATAATGTGGTGAACGACTGCGTTGCTCACTTGCGGATAGGCGATAAAGCACGCATTGCTATCTGCCGTCGATGTGACTTCCCAGCCCTGCACACCCCAGTAGCTTGCCGTGATCGCCATGGGATTCTGAGTTCCGCTGTTCGTCATCTTGCAAGTGTCGAACGTCGCGCATTTAAGCCATGCAACATTGTTGCCTGCCGCGCAGGTGACCGTTCCCCATTGGCCGAAGCGGAAATTAGTATCGACATAGGACGAGCTTGCCGCCGCGAGAATGACATCTCCACAATTCATGCTGTGCAGAGGAGTGAGCCAAGATGCCCCGCTGGTCAATCCAGTGTTCGTGTCGTTGCCCGTTGGCGAAAGATAATATGTCGATGCTGGAGGAGCGGCAGTACAAGCCGCGTAGCTAACACACTTAAACGTCATTACCTCAATTCCCCAGTCACCAGAAGCGATTGTGAAATTCGCGGTTACTCCTGTCTGTGTGGTAGACGTAAGCCATGTTGCGTCCGCCGCTGGGTAGCCGTTCAGTGAAGTGCCGACCGCGAAGCTGGAAGTGGACACGAGCGGATAGCCGTTGCCGTAGTTAATTCCTGCGATAGCCACTTCCGCAGCCGTTGTTGTGCCAGCCGCGCTAGCCGTGCCCGCCGTCGTCCAAGACGCGCCGCCATTGTTCGTTTCACGAATTGTGACAGTCCCGCTGAAAGTGCCCGCGAGATTGACAACAGTCGTTGAGGCGTTCTGTGGAAGCTGTTGCGCGACGTAGGAATTCGCGGTCGAGCACGTCCCGGAATCCTGCACGGTGAGCGTTGCAAGTACGGGATTCTGGATTTGTCCAACTTGCGCGTGAAGCGGCGCGGTGAGAAGCAGCAATGCGAGAAGTAGTTTTTTCATATTGACGGTCCGGTTCCTGATGTTCCTGGTACGGGCGGCGGTGTTTGGCCTGGTGTCACGGGCAATGCCTTTGGTTCGACCTTGCCGGGCAATTCAGGCGTCTCGGGCGGCTCGCCTGCGTCCTGATCGATCGACATGGATTCGTGCAAGAGTTCCATGCGGTGCGAAATAATCCCAAGCTCCGCTTCGAGCGCAGCCTGCGCGCCTTCGTTCTTGGCCTTGATCATTGCTTCGATCATCCCGGCTTGCGCGTTCATCGATGCGATGCGTTCGCGCGATTCGAGCTCGAGGCGTTTCGTGCGAATCGTGTCCGATGCGCGGCCAAGCTCCGCGACGAGCTGCGAATGCTGCGCGGAAAGCTGCTGCATTTGCGACTGAAGCGCGGTGAGTTGCGAAGTGGGATCTTCGTCGTCCGGATCCTGCAGGTTCGGCGGCAACATGCGCTTGAACCGGTCGCCAAGTTCGCGCGCGCCGTGCCAGTCTGCCGAGCGCGCCCAGAAGTCGCCGATCAGGGAAATCATTTCGGGCTTCGAGGAAATAATCTGCGTGAGCGCTGCGAACTGTTCTTGTCGCGCGGTTTTGTAAGTGGGCCCGGTCGATAGCTCAACGTCGTAATCGCCAACGCCGATGTCGTAGACCTTTTTCAGCCCTTGCGCGCGCGCCATGGCCTGAGCATTCGGTAATTCCTGTGGCCCGTTCTGCGAATTGAACACCGCGGCGTGCTTGACGGAATCGTCCGGATCGATGAGGCGTTGCAGGCGCGCAGCGTCCACAAGCTTCGGATACAGATCGAGCAAAATCTTCGCCTGCCAGCGGATCGCGCGGTGCAAGTTATCCGACCAGTTCACGCTTCCGGTGTCGGATTGCTGTTGCCGCTTGAGAATAGCGAAACCTGATTCCTGCGCTGGGCCTTGCTCGCCGAGACCTGGACCGTAAATGCCGATCACGGATTTCAAGTCGTAATCCGACTGCTGAACCATTTTGGACATCGCTTCGATGGGCGGCTCGCGGCCAGCGCGTTGCGGCGTCGGAAGTTGATTGTTGTCGTCGTCGTGAGCTTTGTAATACAGGTACGGATAATTCTTGCGGTTCGCCTGGCGGTACTCTTCTTCGTGCCCGGAGATCGAGCCTTCCGCGATGAACAGCGGATCCTTTGGCGCGAGCGCGATCATTTCCGCTTCGCCGGTGATCATGAAGTTGTACAGGCGCTGCGGATCGACAGCGTCCCGCACCATGCCCGCCTTCCAAATCTTTCCGTTAATGTTCAGGCGCACGCCGTTGATTTCGATGAGCGGAATATAGTGGCCCACGTATTCATAATTCGTTTCGAGGATTTCCGCGGCGTTGTGCTTCACGTTGCAAACCTTGCGCGTCACGCTGTCGCGGCGGTCGGCAATCATCGCCTTGTCGCCCTTGAATTCATCGGCCCAAAGAACGGTGCCATTGTCCAGTTGCAGGAGTTCGCGCGGCTCGAGCTCAAGCCACCAATATTCCGCGATGCGTATGCCGTCTTTCGTGACCCAGTCCGGCTCTGCATTGCCAATCTCGGAAGCGAAGCGCAGGCGGCCCCAGTTCGAGCGCAGTTTCGCCATCTGCGACTTCGGGTATGCGGCCAGATATTCATCGATGCCGGCGGCGGCCCATGTGTCCCACTGTCCGTCCAGCACCTGCGCCGTCACCGCGATGATTGCCACGCGACCACGCGGCCCGGGCAGCGCACGAATGCGGCGCGTGGTCTCCAGGCCGTCCATGTCAGGCATCCGCATGTCCATCAGCACGACGTCGAAATC